TCTCAAGTTGTATGTATGATCCTTCTGCTTGGGGGAAAAATGAGTGTGTTACGCGGTCAGAGAGTAACTCATAGGGGTACAGGTCATACGCTGATGTTTCGAGTGTTCCATTGCCCATGATGGCATCATTAACTTGTCCCCATGCCATGATGTTGTCAGGGTTAGTGCTGGTATAGACCGCTATAGATACACGACCGTTCTTGGTCCTATCAACCTGAAAATCTATCTTCTCTACAGCACAGTTAAGGCCTTGAGACTGATAGAAGTTGTATTGCTTGGTTGCGATGTTTATGTTGCTCACCCGTGATATGGTTCCTGATCCTGTATACGTACCAACAATATCATCTTCCCAGAAAGTCATCGTGTTATGCGTAACACTGAGGATCTGAACAATGGTTCCATTAAGGTCTTCTATGTTGCCAGTACCGGTAATACTATTAAGGTAAATAAAGTCTGAAGCTGCAAGTCCATGTGCTTGAGAGGTAAGCGTTATGATGTCATCAACGATATCTATCTTTGCAATAAACAAGTTGGGGGAATTAGTAGGGGTATCACTATCGATGATAAAGGTAAATCCTTGTTGGTTACCCGCTACGATTTCACGGTAGAGCGGTGCCCCTGATTGTCCGTCCCATGACTCTTCTGAGTCCCATGTTACGGTTTCTGAGTCCCAGGTAACACCGGTAAGTGATTGGAAGTATCCGAAGCAGGTGATGGTATCATCGTTGATTCCATAGGTATTGTTACGGTAGTTGTACACGAGTACTTTATTGGGGAAGGGATCGTCAGCGGTACGGCTACCGTCTGGATAGGTCCAATACATAAGCTCTGTACCAAAGTCTCGTATTCCATACACACGATCTGGCCCTTCATTTTTATTAGCTATATTTTCTATAAAGGTAGGGATATCAAGATCTATCCGGTCTACCGATACACCATTACAGCTATGTATTCCCGATCCGCCTATTCCTATAGCTACATTATCATACGGGATAACAGAGAACGGTGACTCTGCACCAAGCTCGGTGTTAATACGCTGCCATACAAACGGTTGTACTTGGTTAGCGGTGTAGGCGAGTTCCCATGTAGACCGTTCAAAGTAGACAATAAGTCTGTCCTGAACGAACTCTGCACCGATGATAGATTCTGTGGTAGACGCATCAAGGCCTGATCCTCTCCCAGAAAGATCTGATCTCCAGGCATCAGGATCAGTAGGACTAAACGCCCAGGTCCATCGGGCTCTATTCTGATAGTTAGTTCCTGGTTTGGCAATATCTTCACCTTCCCAGGTGGTAAGAGCTATAAAATAGTTATGAAATGGTATAAGGATCCGTGCAGAAAACATAAATACGGTTGCGGTCAGTGCTGGTTTATATTCATACCAAGTATTATTGAGAAGATAGCGCATATTAAAGGGTTCATTAGGGTTAAAGTTAGTCACGAAGAGTATCTTTTCATCTCCGTTATCACCAACCCAGGTTGTCCCATAAAAGAACTGACTATTAGATCCTGACCATATCGCTTCACCAGGATCTACGGCACCTGTTGCAAGTCGCTCCCATCCCAGAGCCTGATACTGATATGCAAACTTAGTATCAAAGGCTATGGTAGGCTCTACATTAGTAGAGGTACTTTCATAGGATAGAAGACCCATAACAGGAAGCGCTGGATACATATACACATCAACGTTATTAAATCCAGTACCATCAATAGTAACAATACCCGTACCAAGATCATACGTAGCTACGGTTGCTACCCCATTTACCAGAAGGTTACCCGTTTGTGCTACGGTATAGATGTTAGTTCCTATCGAAAACATCTGTCCAACAGCAGGTACTATTTGTAGGGTGGTTACATCAAAAGTAAAGGTATCTCCAGGATTCTGACCTATGATAAGTCTTAGGCGTGTACCTGTTTGATCATTAGAAAGCCATCGTGAACCAAATCGTTTACGTACTCTTCCCCTAAAGACATAGGCATTATCAAGAGAGCTAAAAGCTTGATCGGGTATTAAGAATGGTTTGTAGTTAGATCTTAGCCCAGAATCTTTATCATAGGGTGCTATGAAGAACCTATCTGACATATTAGACTCCTATAGCAAAATAATACCATACTCTTTGTCCACCATTAGCATTAGCGTTATAGACAGTTACGGCAGTTGTTGAGACAGCCTGAACAAATAAAGCCTTATCCATACCAGCAACCCCATTTAATGAAACTGTTATCGATGGAGCAAAAGCAAAAGTAGGAATTCCGGCACCGCTTGCAAAGTTAACTGGAGCACTCGCAGAGTTAGGATTAACCGTAGATGATCCCCATTTCATAATAATACCAGAAGGTAAAAGAGCCCACCCGCTTGAGTTATCTATTGGCGTAGATGTTTTTACCGAAGAGGTAAAGTTTATACCATCAACACTGTCAGCTGAGTTCTGTCCCTTAAAGTACAGAGCTGGAGGGAATGGAGCTACAAGGCTTGGTGCACTATATATAGCTACTTCACCTCCTCCAGTAACTGGAGCGGCTGGTGCATTAGTTTGGTTTACAAGGTGTATGGCTTTATGTTTACCAGAGTTACCACCACCATTAAATTCAACGTGGTCCTCAGCGAACCCACTATTGATATTAACAAAGTTATCTCTTATAGAATCTCGTGTTTGTCTAAGATTTTGCCCTGCGTTAGGGACGATCGTTAGCGGCATTGTATTCTCCTAATCAACTAGTAAGGTGTATTACCAAATGGCCACCAACCCCAACTTCTACGACGTTGTTTGTAATATGAGTAGGTAGCACCTTCTACTGCTTGGCAGATCGTAGGACGCTGTACCATCATCTCGACCTTATCGAACTCTGGTTGCAGCATGTTGATGCTGTTAAAGTCCATGTTATCCCTAAAGATAAGCATCGCGGTACCAAGGGCTATGTACTCTGCCCATTGTCTGAGATCAGGTGACTGATCAGAGGCAAGTAACTCTGTGGGTAATGCATCAACGGTAAGCTGACAGGTATAGGTCTTATCGGGTACTGGTCTGATGGTGATGATATTATCAAACAGCAACATCGATACGGGGAGCCCTGGCATATACACGATGTTCTCGATATAGATCGGCGCTTGTGCTGCTGGTGGCGTTGGGAAGTTAAGACTAAACGCTCCGGTGGTGTAGTTTATTTGCCCGTAGGGAGATGGTATAAGTTGAGGGTCATTAACAGGTCCAAGAGCACCAACAAGAGGCGTAACAGGATTATCGGTAAGAATGATACTTTCACCGACTACATCAAGAGAGGTAAACGATACACTCCCCTGCAACATAGGTACGGGGGTTACGGTGCCTGTAAATACCGTTGTAACTCCATCACCTGACTGGTTGATGTTGGTGATCTGGTTAGTTTGTGGCCAGTAGCTAAAAAATTGTGTTCTATCGGTAAAGAACCCTCCTTGAAGCCCTGCAAAATAAACCGGCTGGAGGATGTTAACGTACTTGTTCTTGAACTCATAAAAGGGATCAAGTGGGTCAGTTGTTGTTGTTTGATACTGATCAACACCTGGTTGGGTGTAGAACGTAAACACCTTTCGTAGATCTTTAAGCTTTAAGGATTCTGGCATCTTGTAGAGCATAAAGTAGTTTATGCGCTGATCAAGCTGTGTTGTAGTGAGTTGAGCTTCTGTAACTTTTCTGGTGATCATACGCGCTGTTGAGCGTATGTACTGTAGTGTTGTATCGACCATTAAACTCTCCCTAGTATGGTAAAACGTCTATGTAGGCGTTTATGGTTCCTGTTCCCCCTGTAGGGATTACTTGCGCGTATTGTACCTGTGTATTAGGTGGATCTTGATTAGGTGGAATAACAAAAGGATCAAAATTGCTTGTATCAATGTCGACAGAGAACACGGTTGGATCATCAGTTATCGTTACAGTTCCTTGTAGGTTATTGATTTGTTCCATCCCAAAGCCTTGATACCTGACTCCAGCAACAACCGTAGACCCATACACATAGGGCAAGAAGAACCTTACTTTAAGTCCGTTGTTAAACCCATGTGCAAAAGATGTTGTTACCAGGGCTGGTTTTGACTGTGTTATAGCCGTTATTATCCTAAACGCTGGCGTATAGATCGGTTGTTGTTGGGCCAGTGGCATCTTATCTCCTGTAAATGGAAGAACGTTGAGGGATATCAGTACTCAAGAATGAATAGCGTGGTATCTTGGCCTCTTCTTGCATATGGCCACCTTCCATACCTGACGTTGCTGCTCCTGTAGCTATACCATTAGGGTTAATAGAACCAAGGTTAGAACCAGGTATGCCTCTACCTCGTTTAAACACGATGGTGTTGCAGTTATGTTCAAGGTGATATCCAACAGCATACGGAACGGTGTACATGCCCCCGTCTTCCATGGTGTAGATGTTGATAGGTCCTTTATGGACTCTGAACGGGAACTTAATCCCTGTTCCTGCTTTCTCTAAGTTTCTGAAGACACCGGTAACCATCGTATTATCGCGCTCTTTGATCTTATCCTGAAACTGTTCCATCTCACTTTTAGTAAGTTTTTCAGGGATCTTATTAGATAACGCGACTAATTTCTCATTACGTGACATAAGTACTCCTTTTTGAGAGACACAAAGGGGCCCTTGCTACGTCTTCGTTATTCATAGCAAAGGCCCCATAATTACTATTTATTCCAGGATACGCCTGCTACCCACTCGATAACATCGCCTGTTACGCCAGCTGGACTCAATGTGCCTGGCATAAGCAAGATACCGAGTTGCGCTGTGTCATAATATGCAGATGATGTTTGACCGATGGATTGCGCGATCTGTATCTATGTAGACTGACCATCAGGGGTAACCTGAGCTGGTGTAAAGTCTGGAGCGTTAGTAAGCGGGAACGCCCATGCAGAGAACCCTGAACTATCGATATCGACAGTAAAGGTATTGTTGACGGTATCAATAGCAACAATAGAACCGGTAAGCCCGTTCATTTCAGTCATACCGAACGCCAACGTTGTAACCATAGGAACACTAAAGTTAACCTTTTGGCCGATGGCATAACCATGTGTTACTGACGTTGTCACAACAGCCTGTGTAGCTTGTGTGATGTGTGTGATAACACGGTTACGAGGATAGTAGATAGGGTTGTACGGGATCTTACGATAAGCCCCTGCACCAACCGCTGCTACTATTTGGTCCATATAGCCGATAGTAAAGCCACCACCACCAATAGCAGTAACGGTAAAGTCGATACCATCAAGCTGATGTGCACCAACTTGGTTATACATACGAATGATATCGCCAACAACAAGACCGGTTACATCAGCAGCCGCTACTACAGGATCAGCTGCACCAGATACTGCGGTTGTAGCACGTGAAGCTCCTGGTACTATGACAGAACTATCATAGCTAAAGAACCCTGTGCCAGCAGCCATTTGTGCAATAGCTAACGCACCTGTTGCAGCAGTCTTTGTGTAGATAGTTCCTTGACCGTTGGTCATGGTATACGGATCAAAATAAAACTCTGCACCTGTGTTAGCACCAGCAGCATAAGATACTGTTTGGTTTTTAACCCAAATCCAATCAAACCCAGATCTGAGTTCAATGAACTTAGGAACACCTGTTACTCCAACGAAAGAGCCTTGCATTGTGCCTGAAAAAGCCATAGACATGTGTGTACCCTTTCCTTAAATCGTACAATAAAGGTTGGTGAGCCAAGACTCATCAGTGATCACACTAGCCATAGCTGTTGTGACGGCTAACGTGCCATTTTGGCCGAGAGGGTCGCTAATCCATGCTGGTCGAATGATCAGCTCACTGGAGAAGTTATCTTGGTCAACAATAGCAGTAGCCTCTGCACCCATAAGCGTAAGAGGGTAAACCGTAGCACCCAATGCAGAAGCATTAAGCAACTTGGCACCAACTGACGATACGAATACACGAGCGTTAGACACTGAGCCCCACTCTGCTCTCAATAATGCGGCTGATGGCTTAGAATAAGAAGCCTTCTTCACGAAATCCTGCATTGCATTGAGTCTTGGGATCATATCAGTGTGACAAAGCCCTATGAATGAGTCATTCAGGGGACTTGACCCAAAACGATCTTCTCCGCCCTCCTGCTCGAGCATCATCATAGCGTCATTTGAAATTAAAAGTGTAGTTACGTCATCAATATCTGACAAACTGACTTCTGTAGGAAGGTCACCATTTGTACCGCCGGTGGCATTTACAAATGCAGCGCTACTCAAAATAACACTACGAATCAACAAGTCTTCCGTCTCACGAAGTGAGATACCAAGAAGATCAATAAGCTGTTGAGCTACTGGATCTTGGTTGGAAAGGGTGACGCGTTGATTTAATCCGATCCATTGTCCGAACAGCTGAATCTTTGCCGAAATATCCGAAATTTGCGGTGTTGTTGACGGAATAGGGTCACCGTTATCAGATAATGGAATTGGGAATGGATTGAGTCTTCTGTAACGTCTGAACTTGATGTACTCACCAGCGTTGGCAGGCATCTCTTCGCGCATAGCACCAAAGCTATAAATATACTTAGGTTTATGTACCGACAAGAGACGCTTGTGAAACGCTTCTAGTACTGGAGGCGGTACATTATTCACTGTGACATTAGCCATATATAACTCCCTAAAGGGATAGGACATGTGTTGATACGTTTGGAATGGCGAGTTCCTTACGCCTGGTTGGGGTGGCGAGTCCCTTACGCCGATG